TTACACGGTAGAGTAATATACAACCTATTCCAATTAGGAGGAGGTATAGAAGAAGCTCCGATTGATGGTAAGTAGTATGCTAGACAGAATGCTAAATGGAGTGAAGTTACAGGCGGAGGTGGAGGAGAAATGGAAACAAACACTCCTCTAGTTAAACCAATTATGACAGTACTGTGGACTAATAAAAGAACTGGTAATACTAGTAATTCATTAAACATTAATACTGAAATAGGGGATACCTATAAATGGAGTGGTAACTATATGTGGCAATCAAAGAAAAATTATAAAGATCCTGAAACTATGGAAAGTAATGTATTTAGTGAATTAACAGAAGATGGAATACAATCTCCTACAGTAGAGATGGAAACATTATCTAATACTAATTACTATGTAACACTTAAAGCTCCTAAAACTGGTTATGAAGTAGTAGATGGACAGTTAGTACCGGCTACTGGAGATGACGAAGAAACAGTAAATAGTAAAATTACATTCCTATATCCTGTTTATTATGGAGTAGAAGGTGATATGAATAAACAATTAGTTTCTTCTAATAACATAACTATATCCAATATAACTACTAGTGGCAGTGAATATTTCGTGTACAAATATCCTAGTAATTTTCCTAAGCTGACTACTATTACTTAGAATGATGCTTATAATGTTACACAAGCATTTAATTATAGTGAAGAACCATTCACAACTGATACAGGACTTAAATTAACAATGAGAGTATATACTTCTGCTAATCCAGGAGCGTTTACTAATGCTAAACTAAATTTTAAATGACAGAGAGTATAATCACATTCCCGTCGAAGATTGGTAGTAATAACCCTAAAGCCTATGGAGCAGTTAATGCGACATAGGTTTCTGGGCATAAATAGGTTTTTACTACTAGTGATCTGTATACTATTTCTGATTCTATACTTAGCGAAAGTAAAGATAACACTAATAATGATGCTATAGGTTAGAGGTGGTTCGTACAGAGTTCATAGGCTTATTACCAATTAATCAGCTGGGAAAATAGAAATAATAGTAGAGGTTGGTCAGTAGTGCAAGGCGGGAGTGGTGATGGAGGTACTAACATTGTTATATCAGATACTCCGCCTTTAGATACTAATGACATATGGGCCGATGACTCCGAGAAGTCAATTCCTGAATATGTAAATGAAGATTTACAGAGCTTAATACAAGCTGTTAATACTATTCAATAGCAAATTAAAAAGTATGAATACGCATTTAACAATCAGTTGAGTTCAGGAGATTTCACTAATAATACAGCTGATGCAATTACTAGTGTAGACCCAGAATAGCCTGTAGAGTATACAGAAGAATAGAACCTAAAATATATAGGAACTAATACAGCTAGAGATCCGGAGTATCCAGCATACTCTGAAACAATGATACCTAACCTTAAACATCTATGTATTAAGGCAGGTAAATACACAGATCTACTAGCTAATCAAGATAAATTTTTAAATAACGAATTATTGTGGTGTACCGATACCCAGAGACTTTATATTAAAAGTGAAGGTAACCTTGTATGGATTAATAAATCCGGAGGTGGTGGAGGTGAAGACCCAGACCCAGGAGACGAAGGCATGACTAAAGATGATTTAGATAAACTGGACTATATTGGATTTGTAGCTCCAAGTGGACAAACTTATCGTGTTAAGGTAAGTAACGATGGTAAACTTATTGTTTACATGAAAGAACTCGATACACCTCAAGCAGAACCAACTGGAGGACAAACAGATCCTTCTACAGGTTGGGTGTATGTAACATCTCTGTATTTACAGAAATTGTACATTAATAGTTTGTATTGTGGTGGATTAACTGCAGACGAACACTCATATAATTATTGCTCCCATAACTTTGTAGAACTATCCAATTTGACTGATGCTGATATCAATCTTAACGGTTTATCACTACAGTATTCTAGTGGTGGAACTAACTGGGAGGTTCTTCCTCTTGAAGGGCTAATTAAGAAAGGAGAAACGTTCCTCATTAGAGGAGCACAATGTTCAGTAATGGACGCGAATACTACTCGTATTAAAGTAAATAGTTATGATATGGAGTGGTATGCTAAGGACGGAGGATTAATTAAGTTTGATAACACAAAAGCTAAATTCTACCTTACTTGGGGTGATACTTCCTCTAGTGTAGCATCGCCATATAGTAATGTAGGAGGTAGTTATAAAGTTAGTAAAGGTTATATCGACTTAGTAGGATTGAATAAAGAGAATGCAGGAGATGCAGACACTATTGATGCTAAAGAGAATAGTCCTTATGCATATCTTAATTCTAATAGACTATTTACTAAGTATTATAGTATGGATCCAGTTAGTCAAGCAACTAAGGCTCTGAGTGCTAGAAATAACGCTAATGATTGGTATTTCGTAGATCTTACGAAAGATGTTATTCCTATGATAGAATCTTATACTCCTAAGGCTACTTATGAGCATAAAGACATATTCTACAATAAGACTAAATTAGACGATACTAAGCCTAATTATGTTACTTGTACTTTCGGTATTCAAGCTACTGCTCCTAATGCTACTAGATGTTTTAACTGGATATCTACCGAATATCACGATGAATTCCTATGGTATAAAAAGTCTACAGAGAGTGATTGGAATAAAGTAGAATCATTTAAAAATGAAACTGGGAATAGGAAGTATTACAATAGAATTAGATCTGAATTTACTGACGGTACTGCATTTACTACTCATAAGGTTATAATCAAAAACCTTAGCGCAGGTACTTATGATTATAAAGTAGTAAGAGATGCTAATTATGAGAGTGATGTAATGCACTTTACAGTTAGAGAAGTAGGAGATGATTTCACTTTTGTTCAAGTATCAGATCAATAGGGATTCAGATGGGATGAGTATCAGATATGGAAATCATCAGCAGAATACATAGCAGAAAATGTACCAGAGATGGAATTTACTGTTAATACTGGTGATATGACTCAAAATGGTAATCGTGTCAATGAGTGGATTGATTACTATACAGGTAGACAAGCTATGAGAGATTTCGAGGAAATGCCTGTTATCGGTAATAATGACCTGTGCCCTGCTAATATCTATCAGTTAGGTAATGGAGGCGATAGTTCAAAGATTAATCCTAAAAACCTATCATTCTTCTATACTTTTGAAATTGATGAAGAGAATCCACCTATATTCAATATTGAGGATAAAGAAGTGTTTATTGATTCTCTATATTCATTCAATTACGGTAATGTACACTTTATGGCTATCAATTCTGAAATTACAGATGGTACTGAAAAGAATGTATATGGACTGAGTACAAATGGTTTAGTATACTCTAATATGAAGACATGGTGTCAGAATGATATTAATAAGAATTCTGATAAAACATGGAAGATAGCATTTACTCATGAGTTACCATTTACTATTATTACCCAGAATGTGATCAGTAATTTCTATTGGGATAACACAGAGAACAGTAAGATTGAAAGATCTGGTAGTCACTTGAACTATAATACTACAGCTGATAATAAGTACTGGTTTAGTAAATTCTGTCAGGAGAATGACATTAGATTAGCTATAGGTGGACACAAACATACATATGCTGCTACATTCCCCTTAAAAGAAAATCCAGCTAGTACTATGAAACCTATTATCCAAGTAACCGAAGAAATGTTACAAGAATCATTTGGCACTACTACTCTTGCTGCAGATGACTCTGATTCACAGCTAGAGGGTCAACTATTCCCATCTACATGGATTGGGAATGATGCATATAAGACTCAAAAACACTTGTGTACATTTGAATTAGTAGAGAAGATAACAGCACCTGTATATATTACTAATCAAGCTACAGGTTATAAACACACTTCTAATAAAGAATTGCCATCTCCATATACTCCTTGGGATCACTACTTCTTCCCAGCTACTATTACTCAAACTAGTCAAACGGATATTACAGCTAAAGTAAATGCTGGGCAAAGATATCCTTTCTATACTATTTATAAGGTATCTGCGGATAACATTCAATGTACTACTAAAAAGATAAATTATCTATTTACTTCTGCTGGTAAATATAATGTTAATATTCCTAGTAGCAGTAATCCTCCTGCAGCAATTGGTGGAAACGGAGAAATTAATAGTGGTAATGACATAATTGTTATAACAAAATGAATTTAAAAAAGTATAATGAATCTACCGGCACTTGGGATATAATTTCTTCAGGTAATGCTTCTGGTATCATGGTTACTGACCCTCACTTTTTAGAAGAGGGTCAAACCTTTAAATCCGTTAATCAGGTATTAGTGGATATGGACGATAAAGTAGAAGAGACTAAAAGAAATCTAAGCTGGGTCGTATTAAATGGTACTATTGGTGGTGGAGGAGGCGGTGGTGGAACTACTGCTTCTATTAAGCTTACTGACGGTAGTATCGTTACTACTGAAGGCGTACATTATCTATATTCTACTTCTACTAAGTTAACACTACATTATCTTATTAGTTCTACTAAACCTAATGAGAAGTATAACATATCTGTATCACTAGATGGTAATACTATTATAAGTAATCAAGTAGGTTATTCTTCAGTATAGGGTACATTAGAAATTCCTAATATTGCTGAATTTTCTAGTTCAGCTAGTCACAGTATTGTTGTTACTGCTGAGAATACAGAAGGTATCTCAGTAAGCCCTTACTTGCTTACTGTAGTAGAATCATCTATTAGTCTAGAATCTTCCGTAACTTCTGTAACTGCTACTATAGGTTTACCATACAATATTACTTATAAAATAACTAATAAGGTATTAGGCTCTGAAACTTCTCTTATAGTTACTAATACAACTAATGGTATATCTAAGAGTTATTCTGTAGGAAAATTTACTTCAGTAGAACCTAAGTTATTAGATGTAAACTTCTTTGACTTATTCAACGGTGCTACTCCTACTGCTGGTAGTTCATATACTATATCTGCGCAAGCTACTACTTCTGTAGATACTTAGGTAATTCAATCAGATACTGTTACTAATAAAGTAGTAGTAGAAGATGGACAAACCCTAGTAGTATTGGTAGATGGAATCACTACACAAGCTGATATAGAAGCAGGAACAGAACCAACAGAGTTCGCATAGTCTGGTAATATATCATTCTCATTTACTCCGTACTTAGCAGGAGTATCAATTATATATTATGCTATCAGAATACAAAGAGGTACTATCACAACTGATATAGGTAACTTCGATGCTGATAGTAGTAATTTCAATTCTAACAGTTATGTGTTAAGAGGTAAAGCTCAAGTATTTAGTTGGTCTATTCCACAAGAAGAATCATACTTGGGAGACTATGTTATTACTTTAAGATGTTGGTCTGAAAAAGGTAGTCCTATAACTGATACTATCCTTAGATGTAATGTCATAGCTGCAGATCAAAGTTTGATTCCTACATAGAATCCAAACAATACTATGTACGCATAGTGGAATATAAAACAAGCTACATTCCCTCAAGAAACATCTGCTAAAATCTGGCCTAGTGTTGTACCTAACTTTATTATGCCAGGATAGCAAGAAGAACAATCTGTAACTACCAATTTAAATGTATATGATACTAATGGTATACTATCAGGTTTCTTGAATGAAAATGGATAGAGTAAATTAAGACTAGCCGGAGAAGCATATGGGGTAGTAGATTTACAACCATTCGCTGCATCTACTGCAGATAATACTAACTGGTCTAGACTAGGTTTTACTATATCTACTACATTTAAAACAGACTTACATCCATACAATGATAGAAGTGTGTTCTTTATTGGAGATTACTCTTCAGATAATCAATTTCAAGAAGGTATTAAAGTAGACCTTGAAGATGTAGTTTGGAAGTATACAGACGGTGCTATTAAAGAAAGTATATCTTGTAAGATACAATAGAATACTGTAAATACTCTTGATTTTGTAGTAGATCAAAGTAACAAGGAAGTAAAGATATTTGTCAATGGAGTATTAAATGTAGCCAGAGAGATTAAAGATAATTTCACATGGAGTAGTTCTAGTAAGATATATCTTGGGTGTACTTACCAGAATGATAGACCTACTAATTTTAGTGATGTGGAATTCTATGAAATGAATTTATTCAGATCTCCACTAAATGATAAGCAAATAGTAATTAATGCTCTAAATGCTAGAGTAAGATCTACGCTTACTAGTACAGGTTCTGTAGACTTTACAGAGTATAATAACCTCAAATTAAAGAATTTCTTTAGCATTACAGAAAACAGTAATGCATCTACTTTATGGGACGATTCTACCGGTACTTATGCTAAGTTGAATTTTAATAGTTTGATAGGTGACGTAAATAGAAAACCACCATTGCCTGTAGCATTAATCAATTGCTCCAATTCAGGTTTTACTAAAGCTGTATACGAGGCAATTGGTCCTAATACTACATTGTATAATGGTTGTACATTCAGTTACTTCGACCCAGATTCTACTAGTGGTTCAGCTGTATCTACTACAGAGATGTCTATACAGATACAGGGTACATCATCTACTGGTTATAGAAGTAAGAACTTAGAGATAGCATTTAACAAAGTAATCACTGACGATGAAGGTAAGACTATTGGACCAGAGTTATTCCAACCTAAGTCTACGTGGATGCCAGAGAATCAGTTTACTTTGAAAGCTGACGTAGTAGACAGTGCTCATGCTAACAATGCTTCTATAGGTAAATGGATCAATGATAATGCAGATGTACTGTTTGATAAGACACCACCTATGTAGGAACTTGAAGCTAGACGTCCTGTAGACTCTATTACTCCAAGTTAGACTCATACTGATGTAACTATTAAGCATACACTAGAGGGTTTCCCTGTAATCCTACTTATCCAGTTTGATGGTACTAGTACTCAAGAGATGTTGGGTATCTACTCATTCAACTTAGGTCGTGCAGCATACTATAATATGGGTATGAAGTTCTTGAAGAACTTTACTACTAAGATTAAGAATGTAACAGGTGAGTACATTGATCAACCACTTCCAGCGTTCGTAACTAAGTATGAAGCATATAAAGTAAATGAGAACTTTGGTAGTATCAATCAACAGTAGATATACTCATATGAGTTTGGTGATAACGCGAATATCATCGAAACAGCTGAAGGTATACAACCTACTGCATTGTTCATGTAGGACGACTTAACTGTTATTCAACATGTAGGAGAATTCAAGTTTAATGGTGCTACTTAGGATGCTACAGCTGTAACCGATAACAATATATGGTAGAGACTACAACTACTGTTTACTACTCTAGCTGGTATGACTGGTGAAGAGATAGATAAGTATAGATGGAACACTATCAACAAAGGTTATGAAAAGACTGGAGCTACATACCCTGCACAGCAATCATGGTCAGCATTAGCCGATGATCTTACTTTAAGATTGAGTATACGTAACGCGTACTCATACTTTATGATATGCGTAGTATTCGGTCTAGTAGACTCATTAGGTAAGAACATGGTATTACGTTCATGGAATGTAGGTGGATCTACTACAGATCCTAACATGAATAAGTGGTATCCTTGTTTCTATGATATGGATACAGCTAATGGTCTAAGTAATACTGGTGAGGAGAATGTAGCCAAGACAGCATACATTGACGGATTTAGTAATGCAGATACTACTACAGGCGTTAACTCATTGATCATTAAACAGAATGATCCTAACAACGGATATGATGAATACTCTAGTAGATTATGGGACGTACTTAGAGATAGTAGATTCATAAGTACTGGTGTATATTCTGGTAGTGATTACAATGGTCTATGGGATCTCTGGAGAACTAATAGCTCGCTTCTAACGAGTTCTTCTATGTTCGTAGAGAATTACTTCAGTTCTCAGACTAAAGACTGTGGTGAGCTTCTATACAACTATGACTATCGTGTTAAGTATCTGACTAAGTATCAGAAAGATGATGATAGTCCTGCTTCATACGCGAATGTAGAGTTCTTGCATGGTACTCGTAATGACTTTGTTAGAGACTGGTTGAAGAAGCGTTTAACGTTTATGGATGGGGTATTCTTGTTTGCTAACAATAATGTTATCTATCCATATAATGAAAAGGGTTCATTCAAGTGTGGTGGTGCTTAGACTAACAACTCTAAGCTAACCGTTAAGATGAATAGTCCTGCTATACTTACTGTGAATATTGGTAATGCTGCTGGTAGTGAGACTAGGTATTATGTTGAAGAGAATGTAGATACAGATATCTACTTGCCATCTCTGTCATCATTCAATACGCAGATCACTGTTAACAACATGTCAGAGATTAGTAATATGAAGGGACTAGATGTAATACGTTTCTAGGGTTTCATGACTTCTATGTCATTACTTAGTATGTCTGAAATAGATATACAGAATACTAGTACACTATCATCTAATCCTATCGACTTTGCTACTATCTTTGTTAAGACACAGGACGGTACATCTATGTCTGACATTAGACATATCAATCTATCTAACACTAGTTTCTGGTCTGGAAACTCTGGCGTTAACTCATTCCCAGTGGATGTACAGAAGTACAACAAACTAAAGACTATTGATATATCTAATGGTTGTGTTACTTCACTAGCACTACCTAATGCAGCCCTATCATCTCTTACTTTAACTAATAGTACTATTGAAAGAGTAACTTTATCTGACCAACCATTCTTAACTAAAGTAGACTTTACGGGATGTAACAAACTACAATCGGTAGAAGTAAGTAACTGTAACTAGATAACTGAATTAGACTTACGTAACCTAGGAGACCTGACTACCATCAATGTTATTGGTTGTGCTAAGCTAGAGAAGATATATGCACCTAACTGTAATAAGCTAGTTACATTTAATGTCTCTAATACTAATGCTCTTAGATCAGTAACACTATCTAACTGTAGTAATGCTAATCTAACTATTAGTTTAGTAGGTGCTCCTAACCTAGAAGAGTTAAGTCTGGACAACACTAATACTTATGATACTATTGAGTTTGCACCTAACTTCAATAAGTTAAAGACTCTTAATATATCATCTAGTAACATCTGCGCTTTCCAGTACGGTAACAATCCAGTTGCTACTACTTCAACGGGTGAGAAGGTATTAGACTTAAGTCCATTTACATTTGATAACCTATATCTGTACTATAATAGTTCTAAGTATATCAAGTTCAAGAATAGTAAGACTAATCCTTATCCAGTTAATAGTTCTACATTCAATAACTGTTCTAATTTGAACAGAGTATTTGGTCACATTAAGATTAACTCAGGTAGTGTGTTTAGTACTTGTCCTAACTTCTTTATACATGACGTATTAGAGGATATAACTATTAAACCAACTAGAGGACAATGGTATGGACCTGATACAGATACTACAGAAGGTAAGACTCAATGGGACAATAACGAGAACCTAGAAACTAATATAACACTGGGTACTGCTGATATAGGTAGTTGTTTCCAAGGTACTAAAGTAAACATATACGATGTTTATTACATATTAAATATGTGTGATAATGTAACCTCTATTAACAACTTATTCTATGCTTGTTCTAACGTTAAGACAAGCTTTGAGAATCCGTTAAGTAGAGATACATTCAAGTACTGTGGTAATGTGACTAGTGCTGTACTAACATTCTACTCTACAGGTTTAAGTGGTCCGATGTATAGTCCTACTCATACTGGAGATACAGTTACTGAGTATAATGGTTTACTTAGTCCTTTGAAGAAGTTAACTAACGTTAATCAAATGTTTAGAACTAGTGGTAACATGTTCTACATTGATGACTTGTTCTTCTACAATGCTGCTGAAGATACTCCGTTACAATTGAAAGTAATAGATTCTTTCTTCGGTTACGGTAACAGTAATGTAGTATTTGTAGATAACTGTGATGAAACATTAACAGAAGAGAATGCAGAGAGTCGTAGAGCTTATGCTAGAGCATCTAAGTTATTGAGATACTTGCCTTAGTTGACTACCTTAGGTAATATGTTCAATGGTTGTTGGATTAACTTTGATACTGAAGTAACAGAGAATAATACATATTACAGTCCACTGTTTGCATATAATAGAGAACTAGTAACTATTAGTTGGAGTTTCAGAGGTATTAAAGCCAAAGGTTCATTGATTAACTTGTTTGGTGGTAGAGAGGAATTCGACAACATGGAACTGTTCTCTAGAAAGATACAGTAGATATTAGGGTCTATTAACATAACTTCATACGAAGGTGATAAGGTATACTTCCCTATACACAATAGTATGTTCAGATAGATTAAGACTACTATTCAATACTTAGGTAATACTACTGATACTAATCTAGTTCCCGGTAGTTCTGAAGTATGTTTCTCTGGAGCTGGTATAAACAAGACTTTTGTTAGAGAAGGCGATGAAGTATATCCATATGATGTATTCAAAGGATGTATCAACCTGATTGCTTGTCCATGGTTCTTTGCTAACATGACAGTACCTAACTCTACAGGAGTAACCTATGAATTACCCGGCACTATCTTCAATGACTGTACTAACTTAGTATAGATAGTAGGAGTATTTGGAGACTAGCTAATCAAGTATAAATTAACTAGTAAAGGATTTACTAACTGTAAGTTAGTTAATGTAGCATATGCATTCTATGAAGCTAGTGGTAAGTATTCTAAAGAAGGTGGAGTACCATATGGCTTGTTCTATATGGAGAAAGATCTTATTAGATCTTCTACTGGTTGGAGTACTACGGATGCTGCAAGATTAGGTATAACAGAGAACTTCGGTATTAATGAAGATGGTACTCATAATCCTGATGCTATATTACCTAGTGCTATAGAGTATAGTGATTCTATTAAAGCAATTAGGAATACTATAACTAATATGAACTATGCATTATGTTACTTTATGAGTACTAATGCTGAAGGATATATTAGAAAGCAGATAGAATTAAATACTGTTGAAGATGCTGGAGACTTACTTATATCTAATGAGAATTATAATATAAGTGAGTATATAGTTAACTCAGCATATGATCCTAGAGATCAGATACCTAATCCAGTATATGATCCTAATAACCCAGGAACTACTCCAGAGTATATTGATAATCCAAATAAGGATATACATAGAGTAATAAAGAATCCTAACTATAGTCCTTATAAGAAGATATGGAATATTGATTACTATGATGGTATATATGGATTGGGAGATCTAATACAAAATAGTTCATTGTATAGTAAGATACAATCTGGTTCTATTACTGATGTAGATCCTAATATACCAGAAGAGTTCTTCAATCAGGATGATATGCGTTATCCGATGAGTCCACAGAATCAAACTAGATTAGATAGTATGAACTATATCGTTCCTTCTGATCTGTTTAAGTATTGTGCTGATGCAGCTAGTACTAACATATAGAATGTACTGTATGGTAGTGGCAGAAAAACTGCTGATGGAATTCAGAGATACAACTATGGTATATATGGTAGAATACCTAATCGTATATTTAAACATATACCTAATGTTACTAATCTGAATAACATATTCGCGTACTGTTATTGTATATCTCCATACACTTGGGCTGATGATAATAACAATGGAGAAATGTTTCCTTCTGATATGTTATCTAACAATATATCATTGAAAAGCGTTTCTGGTTTATTCAGAGGAATATACGTACCAGCTAAGGTAGTAATACCATCTACTTTACTTAGTAAATGTTTAGCTCTTACTGATATATCATATCTATTCTACGATGCTACGTTCTAGGGATCAGCAGATGATGTACAACAGTTGAGTGATACTACTTTCTAGTATAACTATATTCTATAGAATATATCATATGCTCTAGCTAGTACTAGTAATGCTGGTGGATGGATGGGACAAGGTCCTAAGAAGATTGGATCTAATCTATTTACTCAAGCTAGACATAAGACACTTACTAATGTTACTGGTCTGTTATATGGTCAAAGTAATACTACAGGTTCAGTGCCAGAATTCTGGACATGGTTGAATACTTTAACTAATACTAATAAACAGAATGTATTTGCATTCATGAAGAAGAGTAACATTACTAACAGTGCTAGTATACCAGCTCAATGGGCTACTAATATGACTGACTGATATGGATTTGAAAAGATTAAGTGATAGAGAACTATTGGAGTGGATCTACGTGATGTAGATCCAAATCCTTTAGAAGCTCAATAAAATGGATGATACTAACAAAGAGTTTGGAATAAACTTAGCTGCTGATTTACTAGGCAGTATAGTTTATGACGCTCAACCTAGAACTTCGAGATATGCAAATTAAATGGTTAAAAGAGAGTAATAGAATGAAGCACCTGAAGTATGCTATAGTACCAGGTGCTCTGTTCACCATACTATTCGTAGCTGGTCTAGCATCAGGTATGGAGTTTAAAGATAAAATGTATGGTGGTAAATGGGATTGGTTGGACTGGATAGCTACTATGATTGGTGGTACTATAGGTCAAGCAATTCAAGTAGGTATAATATTATTATTGAAGTTATGCATATAATATCAGAAAGAATAGCGAAAAGAAGTACATATACCATAAGTAATATGTATATAGATGGTGTTAAGTTCTGCAATGTTCTTGAAGATACGGATAGAGGACTTACGCAAGATATGTCAATAGAAGATATATAGAAAGCCAAAGTATATGGTAAGACTGCTATACCTACTGGTACATATAAAGTTACTTTAGATGTTGTGTCTCCTAAATTTAGTAAGTACAAACAGTATAAATTCTGTAATGGAAAGCTACCTAGATTGTTAGATGTACCTAGTTTCAATGGCATTCTAATTCACATAGGTAATACAGAGGGGGATACAGATGGGTGCCTGTTGGTAGGAAAAAATAATGTAGTTGGTAAAGTAACAGAGAGTACTGCAATATTTAAAGCATTATATGCTAAGATGCAAGAAGCAGTAGAAAATGGAGAAGAAATTACTATTACTATTAAGTAATACAGAGGGGGATACAGATGAAAACAATTTTATATAATCCAATATTCATTAATCCTTAGGCATACTATGTGTTTCCAAGGTTAACTAGGTATCTACAGCCAGATAATGAGTCTACTGTAGAACCGGCTAACTATATAGGTACTATTGAAGTAAAAGTAATAGCATATGGAGATACTACTTTAAAAAGAACTTATTCTAGTACAGATTATATAGACCTAAGCGAATTCAAGAACACTTGGATACGCATTAGTCTATTTACTAAAGTAGGTTCATGTGTCTTAGGAGAATGGAAGATTGGTGACATGCAGACAGACTTACCTTATATAGAACCAGAAGTATTAGCTTCTCTTAAGGCTGTAGTTGTAGTAGGTAACAAAAGTAATAGTGATAGTGATAGAGCTATTGTTAGGAACTTAGTAGATAAAGATAATCCGTTTATAATTAGTAATACTTCTTATAATCTTAATAGTGGTTATGGTAAATATAATATTACTTTTCAATACTTTCCATATAGAGAAAACATAATAAGTATAAGTGATAACAAAGTAGTATTTGATAAAGGAGGATAGCTATTATTACCATATCCATCAATGGATGAAGACATACCGTCATTTAAAATAAAGGTTAGCGGTTTAAGTGAAACTTATCATTTTAGGTATTATTACAGAACAGATGATGGAGTTCAACAATCTATAAACATGGCTAAGGATGGATATTATGAGTTACCTATAGGATATAATGTACAAAGTAGTTCTGATGGCACTAATTGCGGTTTTGCAAATAACGGTTCTGATATAGTAACTATAGAATAGGTACCTGAATTCCAAGGAGCATTTGTTACAGATGGCGTTAATGACTTGATTACTTCTACTAAGACTGTAGAAGAGATGTTAGGAGGAAGCAATGAGCTAACCATTGTGTCCATGATTCATCAGGTTAAAGATTCAGCTAATAATGTATCTTTTACCAATTATATAAGAGGTAGTGCCAATGGCTATTTCCGTAATATCGTGAATAACTACGACAAGACTGGAATATATGGATATACTTCTTCTGACTTAATGGGTCTTTCAGTTGTAAATAATATATTAGGTGATAAGAATGATTATACGTCTAATGGCGACAATAGAGACTCCATAATCAATGGTAATTTTAGCGTTCAAGGATATTCGTATAATGACGGTAATAATACTGGCGATTTTAGCTCTGTCGCTTGGTACTGGACAATCATCGCCAACAAGGTACTTACTACCGACCAAATCAACCAAGTAATCGCTTACTTCAACTTGGATAGAACGCTCAAATCTGACATCTATTGCAATATTGCTAAGCAGGGCATCACCAACGAGAACCACGCAGAGTTTGGCGACAAGCTGATTGACTTTTCAGGCAACGGTAGGGATATTCAGTTGAACAATATTGCTTGGGACGGAGATAGTGGTATAGGTAAATATAATTATCCTAATTGGAAAGTCACGGCAACTATTGCCAATACGTATTCAACTATTGTAAATTATCCAACTGTTAATGGTACTTACTCCATTAATGTTAATGGTGTATCAGAATTGATGCAATCAATAGGGCTGCATTTGGAGATAAAGTACACTACTTCTACGGGAATTATATATAATGATATAAAACAAGATGGTGTATATTCATATATTTTACCTGATGGAGCTACGGATTTAACATTAAGATTTGGAGGTATTCCGGGAATTGTAAATGAACCATGCAATATAACCATCACACAAATCCCTTCCCACGCAGGTGCTCTCTGCCTTGACGGAGTAAATGACTTCGGACAGTTTGTAGGAGATTTGGGACTAAAGGATTATACCTTTATTGCCGATAGAGCTTATGATAGAATAGTCTTAGAACAAGCTCCATTTATAGCCTCTAAAAGCACAAATGGTCAAGCTCCATTCCTAATGGAATATTTAAATTCAGATAATTATGTTTATCCTCATAGTTTTGGTGCTACTACTAAAACTACAAATTTGAATATACAAAGGCAAATATCATATCAATCAACTTATGTATATAATGGAAATAGCATATCAAAAGGAACATCTGTTGATACAGGTGACGGATTGACTATTGGTAATTCTGGTAGTACAGGAGCACAGTATTCTCCATTATGCCTTTGGTCTTTAATGCTCTTCCCCTATAGCATGTCCGAGTTCTTGATCGAGCGTCAGTTGAAGAAGCACAAGCTGGGTACGCTGTATCCGGATATGGTGGAGTTTAGACCTGTTATTAAAAGTAGTGTTGAATTAGTGAATAAGCCATCATTTGCAATAAGAGGTACTTCTACATTGTTAAATGCAGGAGATTATATACCTGAAAACAGTGAAATATGGGTGGTGATAACCATGAATAACGCTGCTGATAGGATAACTAAATTTGTTATCAACGGTAATACTATTGATATTCCTAGCTCTGCGTATAATCCTTCTACTATGAAATATGGTTTTCCTTTCACAATAGATAATAAATCTCCACAGAAGATTACTATGACTATCGAACAGGATGAAAACTACGTCCAATGGAATCCTGTTGTTACAAGTAATGTAGAATATATTAAGTTAGATTTTTATTTAAATAATTATCAAAAGAGAATTAATATAGGCGATTATATACCCAAAGATGCTTATCTTAGAGCTAATTTTTATCTAAAAAATAATGTTGACGAACTTACAGTATTTACATTTAACGGAGTAAATATTGATTATAAAAGAAGTGTGGTTGATGATACGGCTTTTAATATTGGGCAAATATATAATTATGATTCTCCGCAAGAAGTAAACATCACTGTTGACGAGTACATCAGATACGAAGATATTGTGCAGCCGTATCCAAGTTTCGTTAAGTTAGAAAACCTAGATAGAACTTATACTTATACTTGGGGAGATAAGCTAAAAGTAGGAGATACTATCAGGTATAATTCATCTGTAAACCTATTAGAAGGAGCTTATACTTTAAAGGGTCAATTAGAGTGCAACGGTGTATATGTATATGATAATAATCAATATATTACTGTTGCTAAAGAGATGATATTTGCTTGGACAAATAGCCCTATTTGGTCAATTGATGATAATGAACCTAAATGTATTCTATCTCCTAGACTACTACGTATTCCAAATTCTAGCTATAAGATATTGGGTTATATTCCTGATATATCAGGTCACGGTAATCATGGTAAGATAAACAATTCTGCTTATGCGGAAGGAAGTGGAGTTAATGAAGATGGTTCATACCAATTTGATGGCGTAGACGACTTTATTACTATTCCTACTACGGTCGGTGGCAAACAGGTGTTGATGAAGGTGAATTGGCAATCTATTGCCGGTACGGCAATTTTATACGACCAAAGAACAAATGGAGGTTTTGCTATATTTAATAGAGATTTTGATACTAACGAAAATAAAGTGCCAGCATATAGGGCAAGAAATATAGGAGGTAGTACTTATATTGATGGAATACTTAATAAGTATATTTATGCTAGTGAATTAAAAAATATAACTCACAATATTGTTGAATTACATGACCCTAAATTGAATATAGGAACGCTTAACCCAAAAATAGGTAGTTCTTACTTAAATTCTAATTATACTCAAATGTCTCTCTACGACTTCATGCTCTTCGATGAAATCTCAACAGACGATAAGATACAGGAATTGAATGAGTATGTGGGCGTTGAAGCAAAAGTAGAGAAACCTGATTATTATTGGGACGCTTATGGTAAGACTAACTTTGATGAAGATAAAGCAACTATTCAACAAAGAGGTGTAGCTGTAGGTGATTATGATTTGATTAATTATAATCATGCTTACGATAAGATGTCAGGTTATGATGGTTATGAGTTTGCTAAGTTTGATAATGAACTAGATTGGTATTTAACTCCTGATAATGGTTATATTGATGTTGTATCTCGAAATGGATATAGTATTACACTTAAGAATCTAAGTACTTCGGATTATGGCTGGTATTTCCAAAACAGTACTGTTAAAGAATTTATAACAAAGGATATCCCATTTAAAGTTAAAGCTAATAAATCTATTAGAGTTTACTGGGATATGCATTCCTATAAATCTAACGGGGAAAACTTTGGATATGTAGTTAATAATATTACCTTAAATCCTAATGAAGATACTTCTATTAATTTAAGGCATTTAACCGAAGAGGAATTAACTGAATTAGACGCAAATAAAGATAGAATGTACTATCTGTTATGGTTTGATTTATCTACTCTTGCAGTAGACGAAGAAGTTACCATTGAAATGCTTCCTCTGTATCCTAATGGTTTGGTATACGATGGAGTAGAAGATTTTAGTGTTAATAAGAATATTCCTATAATTGATGACTTTACAGTAATCGCAAAGAGAACTTGGTTAGAGGAAAATATTTCTGACAAACCTTTTATCATTAAAGGTGACACTTTGTATCCTGACGGGAACCAGAATGCTTTCTTATTTGAATATGGCAAACTATCTACTTATTCTTTCGGACAAAATAACAAGTATGATGAGAGTGTAGTTCCTTCTCTAATTTCTTGGGCTACTCCTACATCTTATAATGGAACTACTTCTTTAGTTAAAGGTAGTGCTATTGATACCGTAGGAATTGATATAGCTCACGCAACTAAGATGGTATTCTACAAACTAATACTCTATCCGAAAACTATATCGTTACTAGAGATTAACTTCCTAAAGAACTTAATGGAGAAAGACGAAATAATTGATTTAACTAACCCAATATTTATACAAGAATGAAATATATTGTTGTACCAGCCGAAGTGCTGATTGATATAACACAAGATACACTAGACGAAATGCATTTAGTATTTCGTTATAGTGTAGATGGAACTGAAGTAATCATGAAAGTTGCTAACTATGAATTACTATTCCCATCAGCAATGACATTACCTTTAACAGAAGAAGACGAAACTCCGGAAGTAGTATATCCGTATCCTACTTATGAAGGAGAAGAATTACAGAAATTGTTAAGCAGTGATAAATGGACTAATAAAGAAGAACAACTATGAGAGAAACTATAAATTTCGTACCTAGTAAGTCAACTCCCAATCACAAAGAAGTACAGTATTGGATAGACTTACAAACTGATCCATATGGTAGATGTATTAAAGCATGGACTGGATCTGAATGGAGTACTATTACTGATAATGATCTAATTGAATCTATTAACAAAGAACTAGCTAATAAAGCGAATAAAGCTACTACTTTGTCTGGTTACGGCATTCAAGATGCATATACTAAGGAACAAGTAGATGCTAAAGTAGCATCTGTATATAGAGTGAAAGGTTCTGTAGCTAATTTTGAAGCACTACCTGCTACAGCTGTAGTTGGAGATGTATATAATCTAACAGATACTGGTGCTAACTATGTATGTATTGTAGCTAGTCCTGCTGAATGGGATAAGTTATCTGAAACAGTAGACTTGAGTCACTGTGTAACATCTGATGAAGTATCTACTGTAGTATCTATGACTTAGACAGAATATGATGCTTTGTCCGTTAAAGATTCTAAAACACTATATTTAATTCACGAATAATATGAAATTAGGAGATAAAAATATTGTAGCTGCATATCTTGGCGATGTTAATGTATTTACTAACTATTATGGGGTTAGCTTTCCTATAGAACCGTAGAATACATTAATGACTAGAACAGGATACATGCCTTGGCATAAAGAACTTCCTATACATTCTAAGATGAAGTCTTGCACGATTACTTCTGATGGAACAGTTAAATATCTTAATGCTACAGATAGAACCAAGTATGAAGATGGTACTGATAGAGACATGACATTAAATACTATGGTAGAAATACCAGAGTTTTGGTATAAATGTATGAGAGATGATACTACTGTATATTTGAACTTATATCCAGCAGATCCTCATATTCCAGAAGCTGAACATGTAGAGAAGTTCTATATTTCTGCATATGAAGCGTCTAATGTAGACAATGTGTTAAAATCTATTAATAATGGATCTATCACTCCGGTAGTAAGCATTAATAGAACTACTATGCAATCTAGAGCTAGGGCTAATAACTCTAGTACTACTAATTGGAACATGTATACTTATAGAGCTCATAGAATACTTACTGTGCTTTACTTAGTTGAATATGCATGTACTAATAGTCAGAAAGCTTTCAATGCTGAATTAACTGCAGAAGGATACCATCAAGGAGGTTTAGGAGATGGAGTTACTACAGGTAATATTAAAGTAAATGGAGTTGATACATGGAGTTTTATACCTTGTGGAAGTACAGACGAACATGGAAACTCTACTGGTATAACTTCCGTTACTGTTAATAGTACTGACGCAGAAGGTGTTGCAACTCAGAAGTCTTATAATGTTCCTACTTATAGAGGTATTGAGAATCCATTTGGTCATGTATGGAAAAATTGTATAGACACACTTGTACATTTTAATGCACAAACTAATAAAAATGACGTTTATATAAATACCGACTTAAGTACATTTGGATCTACTGATGTATCTGATTATGACTATCAATGTAGTACTACTATTACTGAAGGTTATAAGAAGAAATTGGTATACAATGCAGCATTTGACATACTTCCTCCAATAGATGAAGCATTTGGTGGTAGCACTACAACTTATTGGTGTGACTACAATTGGACTAACAATAGTACAGCTGATAGGCTAACATTAATAGGCGGTCATGCGGGTGATGGTGCTGTTTCGGGCTTGCTCGGTGTTTATTCTCACTATGGGCTCGGCTATGCTGGTGCTCGTGTCGGTACTCGGTTAATCTATATACCGTAATTTAATTAAAAATATAGATAGGTTGTTCCTCATCATTAAGCAGTAATGCGAGTAATAGTGCTAATTCAGGCTTACTCAATGTTAATTCTAACAATGAGCTCAGCAATGCTAATGCTAATGTCAGTACACTGAATCCGTAATTAAAAAAAGTAAAGAAATTAAGAGACTGTAGAGGGAGACCTTGCCCCTTGGCAAAAAATAACATACTAATTAACTGTGCTAGTAACATATGTGAAAACTCGGTAAGGGATTACAGATGAAAAGATATAACAATTTATTTGACAAAATAGTAACTTTAGATAATCTATATTTAGCAGATAAAAGAGCTAGAAGGCAAAAACAACACAGACCCGAAATAATTGAATTCGATAAGAATAGGGAGAAGTTACTCTTAGATCTTCAGAAGAAATTAATAAATGGTGAATACAGAACTTCTGAATATTACATATTTAAGATATATGAATCGAAAGAAAGAGAAATATTTAAACTTCCGTATTATCCAGATAGAATAGTTCATCACGCAATAATGAATATAATGGAACCTATATGGGTATCTTCTTTCGTTAAAGGCACTTATAGTTGTATAAAAAATCGTGGAATACACAAAGCTTTAAAAGATGTCAAACATGCATTAAAAGATGAAGCTAACACATAGTATTGCCTTAAATTAGATGTCAGAAAATTTTATCCTTCAATAGATCATGCAATATTAAAATAGTTGATTAGAAAGAAAATAAAAGACAAACAACTGTTAGTAATATTAGATGAAATTATAGATTCAGCAGAGGGAGTACCTATTGGAAACTACTTATCATAGTTCTTTGCTAATCTGTATTTAACATATCTAGATCATTGGGTAAAAGAAGAAAAACACATAAAATATTACTTCAGATACGCAGATGATATTGTAATACTTCATGGAGATAAAGACTATCTAGGACAGTTATTCAAGGATATGAAGTAGTATCTAGAAGAAAGACTTAATATCAGTTTTAAAGACAATTGGCAAATATTTAAAGTAGATGACAGAGGTATAGACTTTGTAGGATACAAGATATTTCATACTCATACTCTTTTAAGAAAACGTATTAAGAAAAACTTCTGTAAAAAGTTAAGCAAACTGAATAAGAAATAGAATCTAGATAGGCACGTTTACCAACAAAAGATATGTAGTTACATAGGTTGGATTAAATATTGTAACGGTCGCAATTTATTTAATAAAATGACTAAACATAAAGAGCTATTGCAATACATATCTAAGAATAAAAAGAGGAAAACCTAAACAAGTAACTTACGTTTTAAAAGTATATCTCAGATAAAATTGTCATCCCTGTCAGAGCAATCTCTCAGGGTTTTTTACTTTCAAATTACTTGCTATGATTCACAATGTAGGAAATTCAATTATGACTTTGTTCAAAAGTATATTTAGTAGCGCAGGAAGATTCGCCAGCAGTTGCTTTGCTGGAATAACATCTTTCTTAGCACCAGTTTAGGTAGCTATAATTGCAGCGACTAGTTTTATACTGATAGATGTCATATTAGGATACAAGGTATCAAGAAAATACGGACATAAACACGTTGAGTCTTATAAACTATGGAAGACTATTAATAAGATGTTTGAAGCAGCTCTATTAATAGTAGGCGCATACGTAATAGATACTCATATCGTGACTTCATTAGATTTGCATGCTGTAGAGTTTGTATCCGGTATGATATGTGGAACAGAATTCATATCTTGGCTAGAATCAATGAAGGATTTACATCCGAATTGCAAAGTATGTAAAGTATTAGACAAAGTACTCGGCAAGGTTATCAAAGCTAAAGGTGAAAAGTATCTAGGAGTAGATTTAGATATAAATGATTTTAAACCAAATAACAATGATAACAGCAATAATATCAGTAGTTAACTGGCTTGCAAAGAATTTCAAAGCACTTACCATAGGTTTCATATGTATTCTCTCGGTAAGTGCTTTTTTTATGTACAAGCAGCTACAAAAGAAGGACAAAGAAATAGCTAGACTATCCAACAACAGTGAATATTATTAGTCATTATTTGACTAGAGTAGTGATGAAAATAGAACATTACAACTAACTATATCTGATCTCAATACTAGTAGAGATAGTATAGTACAACAATTGAATGAAACTAAAAAGAAATTAAAAGTCAAAGATAAGAATCTGGTATAGGCACAGGTAATCAATACCGAAGTTAAAGATTCCGTTAAAACAATAATTAAAACCAAAGAAGTTGACTTTACTTAGGAATTAAAATTAAACAATTTAACAACTATCATAGTAAGTAGAAAAGACTCAATCTTAACAGCCACATTAGATTTGAAAAACTAGCAAACGCTGTTTGTAGAAGAAAAGAAAGAATATCGTAATAAGTATAAGACGTGGCTAGCCAGATTCTTTCACTTTGACTTCAAAAAAGATGTTCACAGAAAATATACGATTAACAATTCTAACAAACTTATCAAAGTAACAGATACTAGAATAATAGAGATTAGTAAATAAAATCAATCTATAATATTAATCAATAATAATATGCATAGAATAATCCGTACAAAGGCTTATGAAGCTAAACATGGTCCTCACTTTGATGAAGAACATGCCCGTAAAGCTGTAAGTAAGATGGAAAACGAAGACGGATCTAGAGGCCAACATTGGTCTGTAGAAGAAACCTCTGCTCTTGCAAATCAATATGGGATTCGCTTTGATAGCAAATTCAATAAGTATGATTGGTACGTTGCATTAAATATGGTTTACTCTGATTACTACAAAGTAATTGTTAACATGACCGGTTCTAATAACTCTAAGTATTTTGTGGAGTTAGCTAAAGCTTGGTTGAATGACAAAGACATTGATGAAGGTAAAATGTGGTACTATTATATTTATGTAATGTGCGATAAGCTGAGAGATGCAGAAGAAGAATACTTCGATAGAAACTACAGCAAATATGAAGATGAAGATGATGACGATGACGAACCACTACCTCCATAGTAGTTTCCAATGCCTAACTAGAATAGAAAGAAGTTAGTAGACATAGTTATAAGTTGTGGTGGTGAACAAAAGAAGTTAACAGTAGAGGAAGGCAAATCATTAATTAATGATACTCAACTAGGTCTTACTGTAGCTACAGACAAACAACATATAGTTAACATGGTTAAATCTAGTTACAATGAATATAAAGCGAAAAAAGAAGCTGTTGCTAGATATGACGAAGAAATGACTAAATGTGAAGCTATACTTAAGTAGTTAGATTATACAGAGAAAGAGCCTGAAAAGGAAGATCCTAGAATATAGGAATTACAGGATTAGGTTAGAGAACTTAAAGATTTAATAAAGCAGGCAAGTAATATGGTTCCACCTTAGATGAAATAGATGTTACCATAGAATATGCAGAAAGCAATGAATGAGGCTAGTTAACACTAGCCTTTTTTTATTTTAAGCCTTTTAGACAAACGCTATTATATTACTTGACCAATTGTACTATTAAACCCATAAAGTGGCTTAGAACTCATCTAAATACGTTATAAAGATATTTAATAAATAATGCATTATGAAATTAAACACACTGAATACTATTATTGATGATATTCTACTTGAATTGCGCAATAGTTCTGTAGCGGAATCAGAACATATAAGTAGGATATAGATTGAGCAATGGATTCATAATTATAGAGCTGTACTTATCAAGTAGGATATAGACAAAGGAAGGGATATAAATCCTATGTACGTCTAGACTATCCCTTGTGTACATATTGATAAGACAGATAGTGTAGCTGGTCACACAGAATATAAAAGCGACATAGAACTTCCAAAGCTCATAGACTTTCATTTCAGAACAGGTTTGGTATATGTTAAAGACATGTATGGTAACTTAATACAGTTAGGAAATGAAACTAAAATGAAATATCAAAAGTACAGAAAATATACATGCGGAGACTATATAGCGTATATTAAGAATAACAGATTATACGTAGAAGATCCTGGTAATACTCATTAGTTAGAATGGGTTGAAATAGGAGTAATAGCCGAGAACCCTGCTGATATAAATGAATGTTTTGACCCGGATGATTCTTATCCTGCTCCTGCTCATATGATACCAGTTATTAAAGATATGATATTTACTAAAGAGTTAAATATCATGCATCAAATGCCATCAGATGAGACCAATAATTCTAGAGATGATATGTAGAACCTTAATGTTAAGTAGCAATGAAAAAATCGTATACTGTAATAGACTTCTATGAGTTCTACTTATCCTACATCGAAAGAGATACTGTATACGATGTTGAGTACAAAGTGTACCGACAGATAGTTGAGGATTACTTTAGATATATCGTAGAAGAAGTAATGGAAAAAAGTAGAGAATTTAAACTACCCTGTAGATTGGGAAATCTAAGTATAGTGAAAAGGTAGCCTAAAAATTTTGATAATAAAAGTCTTAGAATAGACTATCATGAAAGTAAGATACAAGGCAAACCGGTATATTTTATAAATGAGCATAGTAATTACTATAAGTTTAGGTTTCTCTGGAGTAAAAAAGATTGCTTACTGATTAATAAAACAAGATATTAGTTCGTAGCATCAAGAGCTAATAAACGTAAATTAGCTTAGATAATTAAGAATAAAGAACATGATTATATGACAATCAAATAAGGTTATGATAGATAATAAGTTAATTAGTTCAAAGGCTGTGTTAGCTAAAATCATAGCCGACTTAGATCTCAAAGAAGATGAAATAAGAATAACTGATGTACGAGAATGGATTGGAGAAGCTATGGAAAAGATTGGAGCAGTACAACAGTTAGAACATAAGGTTGAAAATATTAGAGTAGAGAATTATCAAGCTAAATTACCTTGTGATTTATATAGATTAAATCAAGTAGCTTTCTCATTTGAGAATGGTTGTGGTTGGTTACCTATGAGAAAAGTAACTAACTCTTTTGGTATATACAAGAAATGTGGTCAATGCGATCCTAAAATGTTAATACAAGATGATGCATTGATACCTTTAGTAAAAAATATATTTAATCTAGATAGCGATAAAGAAGCCATTGATGTACTCAATGAAGACAAAAATGTTAAACAAACATTGAGTGCTTTAGTAAATCAATATACTATACCTAGTAATAATGGTAGACTGATAATAGGTAACCCTGCTACATTTAATGTAGGATTACAATACTCTACTAAACCTGGTTATATTAATATAAATGTACCGTGTGGTTGGGTGAAAATATCATATCACGCAATAATAACAGATGAAGATAGTATGCCAATGATACCTGATCTTCCATCTTATTTTGAAGCTATATTTTGGTATGTAGCCATGAAGATGTCTTATCCTAAATATTTGAAAGGACAGCTTAGTTAGAATATATACTACGATATGCGAAACTCTTGGAACTTCTATCGTAAACAAGCTTACGCAGAAGCTATGATGCCTACTGTAGATGAATTAGAAACTATTAAAAATGTTTGGCATAAGCCTTATACTGAAATGAGAGATCATGATACTTTCTTTGAAACTACAGGTGATGAACAAATACTTTATAATTGGAATAGATGATGACTAATACATTATAGACAAATACATTTACAGGTGGTATGAATCTCGATGTAGATGTTACCATGATACCAAATAATCAGTATAGATACGCAGAAAATGTACGCGTTATTACTGATACTGCTGGTACTACCGGAGTATTGCAGAATGTCTAGGATACTAAAATGGTTGAGGGAGGAGACTTTATAAGTTCTGGTGAAAAAGTATTAGCTACAACTACTATTGATAAATATGGCATCATACTTACTGTAAATGGTGATAAGATATGTAAAATATACAGAGTTGAAAATTATGACAATCCTCCATTGGTAGATAGTGTAATTGTTAAGGGCAAGCTTGGTTATAATAAAGATTCTCAAGTAAAAATCTTGGCTAATTACGAATCTGCAACTGTCATAAAGATTTATATTGCCTGTCCAGATCAAGTGATAAAAACACTTAACATAATGGATGGTAGATATATGCAAACTCCTCAAGGTAATCCTCTACTAGATAGTGATGGCAATCTAAAGAATGTGAACTTGCTAGACATACAAATGTCCACATTGTTAAATGCTCCCGAAGTAATATCATTAGGAGGAGGATCTTTAACTACAGGTATAGTACAATACGCATACCAATTGTTTAATGCTCGTGGTTCTGCTACTAATTTTTCTCCAGTTAGTAATGCAATACATCTAACTAATAGTGATGTTTCTGGAGGGTAGAAGAATTACATGGGTAATAACAAAGACGTAAATTCAGGTAAAAGCGTAAATTTTAAAGTCAAGTTAAACGATATTCCAGAAGGACTATTTGATAACATACGACTAATAAGAATAAAGTATAATGATTATACTGAAGATCCTGTAATAGAAGTATTTCAAGAAAATGAAATAACTACTTCTACAAATGAATATACTTTTAATGATACCGGTGGTACAGCAATAAATACTATTACTATAGAAGAATTCAATAAGATTCAAGAAAGTACTTTTACTGCTGGTACTATAGAAGCAAAAAATAATATTCTATTTGCGGCTAACATTAAAGAATCTACCTGGAAACCGGAATATGATGCTAGGTCTTACAGATTTACAGCTAATAACAGATTGATATTAAACGGGTCTAGTTAGGATCAGAACATAGACGTATTAGTAAGTAATACTAACTTAACTACTACCTTATCTTCTATACCGCAATCGCATGATTGTATTAACCCTTTCAATAGTTAGGATCCTAACTTTAACAATCGAGACGTATGTAAGTACCAATTTGGTACAGGAAAATTAGGGGGAACAGGTTTAAATATAGATTATGAGTTTGTTACTACTGATATTACTCTTGATGACAATTTTACTAATACGCTTACTATAACTACTCCAGTATCTACATCTAATTAGATAAGAATTGATAGATTAGACGGAAGTACTCTAGAAACTATATCTTTAGGTCCTAGTGGAATCAATAGATTTAAAAATTACGCGGATCCATACTTTGCATCTAAATATAAAGGATATCACAGAGATGAAGTATATCGTTTCGGTATTGTGTTCTTTAATGATAGAAATGTGGCTACTCCTGTATATTGGATTGGTGATATTAAATTTCCACATTGCTGGGAGGCGTGTCCTTGGTACGTACAAGATTTAACTCTATATGGTAAAGCTATAGGTGTTAACTTTAAGATAAAGAATTATCCAGATGGTGCAAAAGCATATTAGATAGTAAGATGTAAAAGAACTAAAGAGGATAGAACGATTCTTACACAAGCGTTATTATCAGGCACAGTATCATATCCGTATCATTCTGTAAGAAATGCAGATTATGATATAGCGTCTGAGAATACCAGAAGACCTTATACATTCTTAGGTAATAGTTGGCAGAAGATAGGTCAAATACCAAGTTCAATACTAAGTGGAGTAAATTATCAGTGGTTAGTAAATGAAAGAGTGGATAACTATATATCTACTTTAATTAGTCCTGAAATAGATGCCAATCAAGATGATATGGCTAAAAGTATTAAAGGATGTAGAGCAGATATGTGTTTGAAATTGGATCCAAGAACTAACTACAAAGCTGTATTACCTAGTATTTATCAAGCTACAGCTTATGGGTACTATGTTAGATCTAATAGAACTTAGGTAGTAGATGATGGAATAGCAATCACGAACGAATATACTACACAAAGTGGTTAGACAGGATCTATTGCTAGTTCTCCCTTAGAATCTACAAATGATATATTCATAGTAGCAGATGGCGCTGAATATACTGGTATAACCAATGTAATAGGTAAAAGATACATTGCTCATTATACTGGATTTAATACTACTAGAGGTAAATTCGATATTAATGAATCAGTTAGCCCTGTTATAATGGAAAACTTCTCTTGGCCGGATGCTGCATCAAAACATTCTTCTATCTCTGGTAGAACATATCTTAATGCTTCTGTAAGTCACAATGGTAGACAAGATAATGAAGAAGTATGTAATAAAACAGGTTACTTTGGAAATTGCGTTGTCGTTACTAGAGACAATAACAATATTGGAGTATAGTAGAACATAAATATAGACAGAGCAGGTGAAGAACCTATGACTCCTAGAGTATCTGGAGTAATTGCAGATCTTATTAGAGAATTTAATTATACACAGTTTACTACTCCTATAGTAAACATAAAAACAGATAACATTCCTTATAGTGGCAACACATACAGTGCACGTAGTAATTCTACCTATGTGAGTACTTATACTTACCATAATGTGTCTGACAGTAGTGTAACTGTATTTGGAGGTGATACTTACTTAGGTGTATTAGATCATAAAACGGTAATGTATATTCCACAATTTTGGGGTGGTACCGAAAGTCCCGATATAAACTGTGGAGTATCTGTATCTGATTATATTCCTTTTGAAACTACTATAAATTTAGCATTATTATATGGTAGCTCTGCATCAAGAATGTCTTCAGATGATCTTGATTATGTAGATCCATACTTGTCATTGACCATAGCTGGAGCTTCTTATGGTGGGCATACATAGTCTAAGCCATACTTTGCTTATAATGACGCTTACTCTAGACAACCAGATGCTCAACTATATGTAACAGATTCTAATCATTCTATTAGTAATCTATAGTCTGGAAATAGAATAAGATATTCTGGTACTAAGACTGCTAATGAAATATCAGATAGTTGGACATCATTTAAAGCTGCTGATTATCTAGATGTAGATTCTTCTCACGGAGATATAACTAATCTAAAATAGTTCGACAACTAGTTACTATTTTGGTAGAAGGATGCAGTAGGAGTAGCATCTGTTAATGATAGATCACTTATAACTGATAATAATCAAGCTCCTCTTGTATTAGGTACTGGTGGAGTTCTAGATAGATATGATTATCTCACCACTTCTAATGGATCCGATAAATCAAATGACAAGAGTATTGTTGGTACTCCTAATGGTTTGTACTGGTATGATGATAGTAAGAATGAGATATGTTCATATGGCAATGGAATATAGAAGTTATCTAAAGTTAAAAGTGTTCAATCTTGGTTGAATACAGATAAACAAAAAGCTAAAGTAAGTATATATGACCCTAAATTTAATGAAGTGCAGATCGGATTTGAAGATAAGGTTCTTACTTATGATGAACAAATTTAGTAGTTTTCTTCATTCAGAACATTTAATCCTGATGATTATCTGTCTTTTCCAGATAAGCTCTTGTATATCAAGGACTAGATAATAAAAGAAAATGCAGATTTTCCGTTAAATGAAATGAAATCTAGGTTACAATTTGTAGTAAATAAAGATCCTTTACTTACTAAGACATTTGATAATGTGTTCTTCAGTGGTGAATTCAAGGACGTTAGAAAGATGATTCAAGCCATTAAGTTTACTACAAAAACTCAAGAGAGTACAATATTTAAAGATAATACAGAAATAAATAATCCAATAGAACAGAGAGAAGATACATTCAGATTCGCTGTTGGCAGGGAGAAAAATCCAGTAGATGATATGTCTTTACCCAGTAGAATGAAAGGTAAATATATGATATGTGATTATATATTTAATTGTAATGACTAGCATGATTTCAAACTCCCTAATATGAATACAACATATAGATATTCAATGGTATGAAAAAGATAAGTAAAAGAAATAAATATGTAGGCGGAGGGATGACTCCTTATATGCGAACTGATTTCAATTCTCAGTTGCCCACACAATTAACCGCTCCATATTCTGTATAGCAATATGCTCCAGGTAATGCCAAACCTACTAGTTCAGCAAATTTCTTGCAATCAAGTAATTTTGCGAACATGATGGGTGGTTCTAGTAGTGGCGGAGGTATGGCAGGAATAGGTCAAGCTGGTGATGCTATTAATTCTATGATTAGTAATGTAACAGGACCAGCTACTGCTTCTACAGTAAGTGAATCCAGAATGCAAACAGCAATGGGCACTATCAGTGGTACAGCCAAAGGTGCTGCTGCTGGTTTTGCAGTAGGTGGACCGGTTGGTGCTATAGTTGGTGGTGTAGCAGGTTTAGCTTCTGGTATTGCTGGAAAAAAAGGATCTGTCGCTATATCTAAAAATCCATATGATGATACTGTTGATATTAAATACGGAACAGGTATCAGAGGAGGAGCTAGAAATAGAAGAAAATTACGTCGTCAGGCTGAACAGGCGCAAGCTAATGCTAGAAGTAATCAAGCTAGCTTACAAATGGGAAGTATGAATGAATAGGAATTTTATGAGGATTATGATAATGATATATAGACAATGGCACAAGGTGGTATGACAAGTAGTCTTGCATATGTAGATGACGGAGAGTTACTTAATACTCCACAAGGAATCATCACAGAGGTACCAGAAGAAGGTAAACCTACAGATAGTAATTTGGTTAATCTGCCAGAAGGTACTAGAATACTTAGTGATAAAAGAAAAGTACCAGGAAGTAAAGAAACATTCGCACAGATGGGTAAGAGATTAATGTCTAAAAAGAAGACAACTAGAACTGATAAATATGCAGAAAACGCTGCAATGCTTAATGAGATGAATGATTAGGCTATTTACAATAAATTGTTTGCTATATAGGAAGGCACTAAAGTAAGTAGAAAAACCAAGAATGGAATATAGGCAGCAGCTGGTGGTGATGTAATTACTGCAGCTAATAAGGGTAGGTATGTTAAAGTTGCAGACAGATTGTATAGATCCTGGAACTATTGGAAAGATACATATGACTCTACAAGGTATACTCCTAGTAAATATAATACTGTTAATACTCCTACTGCTGTGTCTAATAATCTTAATTTGAATAATGAGATTCAGAGCAGAGTTCCTGATGAACAAATAGCAACTCCAAGAAGAAATACTCCTAACTTTTTCACAAATGCCTCTTCTCTTGCTGCTAAGACATTAGCATCTGATGCTTTAGTAAATAGCGGAGAATGGAGAGGTGGAGTACCGTATTGGTTGTTGTCTGCGACAGGATCTCCTAGATCGACTAATGCAGAGTAGGCAATAACAAATGTATCAACACCTCCTGCAACAGTTACAACAGGAACTAGAAAAACTACCGGCATTACTAGAATGCCTTCTTCTAAAAAGAATACTTTGATAGAACCTGTAAATAATGAGTTGGATCTTAGTGGAGAGACTATATCAAGAGTAGGAGATGAAGTAGCTCCTTATATAGCTACAACAGGAACTACTAATACTACAGATAATTCAAGAAGTAATCCAACAGATAACAAAAACTGGTCACATAGTATAAATGATATACTTACTGATATTTCAGCGTTAGCTCCGACTATATCAAATATGTATGCAAGACCAGAACAGTTTAATGCTACATATAATCCTTACGAATCACAAATTAGATCTACCATGGCTAATCGTAAGTTTGATATTAGTCCTGCTAAGAGAGCTATCAGAGAAAATAGATCTATAAGTAATTACAATGCTGCTAATTATAATCCGAGTACAGGAGCTAACTTGGCTTACAGGTTGTAGAGTCAAATAGCTGCTGATAAAGCTATCGCTGATTTATATTCTACAGCTAGTAATGTTAACAATCAATATGCTGGTGAATATGCTAATACTTTAAACAGTCTCGGACAGCAAAGAGTTAATGCTACTAATATGGCTGTTGACATGAATACTAGAAGCAGAGCAGCTGCTAGAAATATTCAGAGAACTGCTTTAACTCGATTAAGTCAGTATGCACATAATAAACAGTTGATGAAAAACCAGAAGAGTGGAGATATGGCTATGTTGGATATGTATGGACCGTTTCTTGAAGCTGGTTATAGTTCTAAAGATTTTGCATCATTTATGAAGAAATTTAAAAAAGGATAATTATGGCAGCAAATATGTATGATCAAGCCGCGTAGGCTCAATTTATAAATACTTATGTACCTATTAATTTTGGAGAGTTATATAGAATAGGTGCAGCACAGAAAGCTGCTGTAGATGAAGCAGCGCAACAGTTTGGAGCTCAATTATAGAAATTTGGTGAGTTCCAATCGCCTTCTTAGATAGATACATAGAGATATTATGATCTTACTATAGGTAGAGAAGATTTCCAAAATGCTATTAATCAAATGGTGGCTAATCCAGATTACTTAAAAGATGCAGCTAATAGATCTTAGCTATAGTCTATGATAAATAGTGTAGATTATTCCACATTAAGTAATCTAAAGTCTAGTAGAGACGCTATGTTAAAGCGCTAGGAAATAAATCGAATATTAATGCTAGAAAATAGATTTAATCTGTTGTGGCATGATGTAGATTTTGCGAATTATGATACAGTAAATAGCAAGATATTTGATGATATTACTCCATTACCATATATGTCTATAAGAGAATTAGTAGAACCTTATGTAAACAACCTTAAAGGAGAATTTTTAGGAGCTAAAAACGGCTTTTTGTGGAATGGAGTTACTGACGAAATGACAGATGCACAATTACAAAACAATCTCTCAAGTATACAGAATACTCCTCAATATCAAAAATATTTAGAGATTTATCAGAAGATGGGTCTTAGTCCTGAGCAAGCACAACAACAATTGCTTAATGAAATATATACAGCCGGTCGTGAATATACTTGGAATAAAGCTGATAGAGATCCTATGGCTATAGAAAATATGAGATTGCAACGTAAATATGCATCTGCTGCAAATACAGCAAGTAATCTACTTAATCTTACCAGAGTATTGGAATCGGATGCAACTCGTAATCATTTGCTTAAATTTACAAATCTTACCCCTTAGGAAGTGGATGCTTTTGCAGAACAGGGATTCAAAGCGTTTACTCCTGAAAAACAGCAAGAAGTACTTAGACTTAAAGATCCAGGTTATGTAGAAAATCAAATGAAGAATTATTATGATTCAGTTCTAAAGGATACAAGAAGAAGAAGTACTGCTGAAAATGCTGTAATTGATCTTATGTCTACTCCTATAAGCTATGAAGCTTCAGACAAATATGCAGCATACGGAACTACTGGAAAACAAGATAGAGACGGCTTCTATACAGCGAACAATAGTTCAAACTTTAAATTAGCGAAAGAATTGGTATACAAGACTATTGGAGAAGAAGCAGATAAAGGATTGCAGAAATTTATTAGTCTTTGGAATGATGGTAATAATTTCTCTAATTTCAAAATATCTTCAGACTAGAGAATGATATCTGATGGAAAAGATATTTATGTAGTGAAACATGCATATATACCAGAAGATCAATTGCTAAAAGCCAGAATAGACAGAAAATCATTGTATGCATTGGGTACTCCTGTGACTGTAGATGCTGGTCCTAAAACCACCGAGAGATACGATAATAGAGGAAATTTAGAAAGTACTACTACATCTTCAAGTACCCCAGTTAAGAGTATACGAATTACAGTATTACAACAATTACCTAGAAGCGGAGAAGCTGCTATAACATCTGATGCAGCATGGATGGATAAAAACCTAGGAATACAAACAAAAACACAGGATATACAGGATATGTTATCTTAGGAAGAAAACCTTTAATATAATAATTTATGAAATTTTCTGACGATTTTTTATCAATAATAAATAGAACTAGTGATAGTCAATTTGGTACTGGAGATTATGGACATATTGACGATGAATATGTTCCTACCAGTTAGGAAGAATAGATAGAGACTCCAGAGCAAAGTGATGAATCAGAACCTAGTTCTTTTAGAAAAGGATTAGATGCTATAAATATGGCAGTAGCTTTTATGACTAACCCACTTCCTACTGCTATGGTAGGTAGTGCAAAGGCTGGTTATGAACTACTTAAATCATAGAAGGATTCATTAGGAAGAACTACTACATTAGCAGAACAAGCTCTTAATATAAACACTAGAGACGCTTTGTCTTTAAATGTTACTTCTAGGTAGAAAGAGTTGATGGATACAGAGGGTAAATGGTTACCTGAAATTGAAGAAGCACAAAATTATATATAGAGTCAGAAAGAATACATACAACTTCAAAATCAATTAAGAGCCAATCCTAATGATACAGAACTCATTCAAGTTTCTCAATAGAAACTGGATGAGTTATTGAAGTTATAGGAAGACATAAAAGAGAAAGCTAAAACTAATCCCTATCTTAGTAATGTATTCTATGGGGCTGTAACAGAAACTGTTAATCCTTTATTACCTAGTAGAAAAATAGAAGCTTCTACAGTAAGAAATCAACTAGCAGAAGGTAGATTATATCCGTATTATGCGGAAATGTCATGGAAACAGAATAACATTGACTTTACTTAGAATAATCCTGCAGCTTTGAGTCAGTTAGATATAAAAGCAGCAAATCTACAAAAATAGTTAGATGATGCTAAATTGGAATATGACAGTAAGTCCAATGAGTTGAAAGATAAACAACAAAGCTTAAAGACAGCCCATTGGCTGCACGATCCTTTATTTGGAGTAGTTCCCATGCCTTTGTTTTATAATCCAGAAGCTATAGATCCAGTACTTGATAAAAAACGTAGTGAAGTTCAAATATCAGCATTAGATCCTTCTACATGGAAATATGGTATAATGCACATTGGTAGTAGCGCCTCTGAGCTGCAAGGAATGGGTTGGCAAATGTTAACTGCTCTTGGTATAAAATACGGTACAAAATTAGGTGGTAGTCCATTAGCTTGGGCTGCTGGAGAAGCTGTTGTTAACTCACTCTTCACATAGTATTTTAGACATAAAGAAACTGCGGGAGAAGTTATGTCTAACTATGTAGAAAAACTAGCTAATGCTGCTGCAGACAATAAATTCAATCTGCAAACGGTACTAGATGACTATACTAAGGAATTGCAGGCTATGGGATATGATACAAGTAGTATGGACGAAATGGAGAAACTCCAATTTGGTCTTGCTTATAACATTCCTACTAAAGATAGCAATTATAATTCTTTTGCTAAAGAAGCTCGAAAAGGTTTAACTCAGATAGAAGAAACAAATAATGCGTTAGCTCTGGGAGATTACGCTGAAAATTTAGGTTTAAGCTATGGTGGTAAATTATTGAATAAATCTATTGGATTTAAAGCAATAATGAATAAAGCTGTAGATCTGGCTACTAAAAATAAAACAACAGCTGCTCTTCTTACAAAACTTAATTCTAAAATAGATAGAGCTGCTGTTAAACTTATGAAAAACCCAGTGACTAGAATGAAAGTAAAGCACGTTCGAGACGCTGGAACAGATATGGCTTTGGCTTTAGGTAAGAGATGGTTGTTTGAAAGTACAGAAGAAGGTCAACAAGGAATGATAGGTAGATGGTACCAAGATCTCCCTGATAATGCTCAAGTACCAGACACTTACAATATATTTAGAGGAGCCGCTACTGCAGGTAGATTAGCATTAGAAGCTAATCTAGCTTATAGAGGTATGCACTGGGATGATAAGTACAATACAGACGAGTAGTTGAAAATAGAAATGGGTATTGGTGGTTTTATTGGAACTCTTATGGGTAGTGGAGCAAATATATCTAACATCAATGACATCAGACATCAACTACAAGCAGACAATGTAGTAAAAGCGTTAGCTGCGAAAGGATTTGAGAATGCTGAAAATAACTTTAAAATAGCTCAATTCTTAGATTATGCTAGAAAAGGTAGAAATGTTGATGATCTAACTTCTAGTTTGTAGGACTTCAAAGAGTACAAGACTGAAGGAGTAACAGACGAGATGATCGACGAAGATATACGTTTAGCAAAAGATGTGTCTGCTATTTATAGAAATAAACTTATAGACTCTAATCTGAAAGAAATGGGTATAAATCGTAAGAAAGATAAGTTCTTTGAAAGATTTGTACAGTCTACTGTAAGTTTATACGATAAGTAGAAAGACGCTGAAAAAGCTAAAAGAGAAGGAGATGTTAACATAAATAACATTACTACTGCTATAATAAATAGTACTGATACTAATGATTTTAATTCTTTTATAGATGGAGAATATGAAAGTTATTCTAAAAACTTAGAGAAAGAGAATGGAGAAGCGATATCTAAATAGGAATTTAAATCTAGTATTGTAAATGCGGTAGCTTCTAGAACTCTTGCCAAGACTCTTAATAATCTGCGAAAAGATTTAACTTCGCGAAAAAAGACTTTAGAACAATTAAAAGACGAATATGACTTACAAGTATCTACTACTGGAATAGAAGGTATGTTGAAGTACATAAACGATCAATTAAAGAACATTCAAGAAGAACAAAATAGAGTAACTGGCGAAAACAAATGGATAAAGTATGTAATGCAAAAATCTCCAGAGTTCGTTAACCAACAGGAATTGGAAAAAGAAATGGCAATCAGTGCATTAAATACTGGTATCCTTAGTAGCTTAAATGCCCAGCTTAACGCATATACTACCGGTAGATTATCTGTTAAAGATAGATATTTAGTAGAAAGAAAACCAATATACTCTAACTTATCGGATGAAGATAAACAAAGTATACTGTAGAAATATGCTGAAAAGTATAAACAACAGCACGAAATCGACGAAGAACCTACAAAGAAACAAGTAATTGCTTTCTACAATAAGGCAATTCAAGATCAATGGTCACAATTAGAAAATGACGCTAACGTAGAGCAAGTAGAAAGATTTTTAGCCAATTCTTTATTTTTAAGTAATAATAGAAGAGATATACAAGAAGAAACACAGGCTAGAAAAGAAATCGAAGAAGAGACAGGAAATATAGCTGCTAAAAATGATGGTGAACAAACATCTGAACAACAGATTAATGACAGAGAACAAACAGATGCAGAAGAAAAGTTAGCAGAGCAACCTGAAGTAAAACTTCAAGTAGAAAAAGAAAAAACTGATACCCCGGATGAAGTAAACGTAACTACTTAGCCTACACAGCAAGATAGAACTACAGTTCAAGCTCCTATAGATTCTGTAGATGTTACTGCAGTTGCTCAAGCTCCTGCAGATGAGATCTCTTTGTCTACTTCAGAAGATATAGATAGAATCTTAGAAGATACTCTAGAATAGAATCCTGACGAAGTGTTATTAGAAAGTAATACTGGAATACTTCCTGAAGATAAAGTAGATATAGATACTCCGGTAGAGTCGTCAGAATTAGACAGAGTATCGGATGATACTTTACAGGAGGATGCTATAAGAGCTAAACTAGAGCAAGTAGAAGATGGTCAACCTATTGTAGTAGAAGAAGGTGTAGAACTCGTTAACCAAGAGCAAGGACCATAGGAGGTAATAGAGTCTACCTCTTCTAATGAATCTCCGCAGCCTACTGTTGAAGAACAGGATAAAGAAGATAAGAGCGAGCAGCCTGTTGTAGTTACTACTGCTAAAGAACCTAACAAACCTACAGAAGTAATAGTTACTGCTGAATCATTTGATGGATCTGATATCAAAGATATATCTATTACTATAGAAGAACCTTCTAACATGATATATTCTGATGGAACAGATGTATGGGTTGGAGATGAAGACCCATCTTTAGGTACGCATATAGAAGATAGTCAATTGGCACTGTAGAATGCTATGGAAGAATTAGATGCTGTAGATCTAGCAGCTACTACACGTGCAGCAGAATTACTAGGACAAAGTGATAAAAGTCCGGGTCTAGATACTAAGAAAAAAGTAGAAACTAATAGAATACATTCTACATTCTTCTTCGCTTATGAAAGTTCAGAAGTAATGCCTATACAGACTTAGGTGAACGGGAAGTAGGTTGCTGTCAAATTCGATGGAACTAGAATGCCTGGTTCTGAATTGTCTAAGAAGTTATCTATACCTGGTTGGTTATCCAAGTAGAAAGTATATTATGTGGTTACAGATTCTAAAGAAACTAGAAAATTAGAAAAAGATGCTGCAGATAGACTGGCTGTACACATGATAATTGAAGAAGTAGTAGACGGTAAGAAACACATATATAATGCAGCCTTATATACTCCTGATAAAGCTAGAACTAAAGTAAGAAAATGGAATGTTTCTATTGATAAATAGAATGAAGAAATACGTAAACTACGAGAACTTAGAAGAGAGATAATAGGTAAATATGTTAAAAAATATGCTCCTAATTATTTCAATGATACTAAAGTAGATCTTCCAAGTACACCGCAAGACGGAATCGTACCAATAAATTTACGCTAGAGTAATGGTTCTATAAATAGTCAGTAGGACGAAAATGCTCCTATATATAGATCACTAACTTCTGTATAGGAATTCGGTATTAGTTCCGAACCTTATGAGATGAGTGAACAAATATTATCTGGAGAAGTAGAATTTGGTTACGGAAAAGGTCCATTTCCATTAGATCCGAATGACGCTTTTAGTATAGTACAATTTGACGGATCTACGAAAACTAGTGCACAAGGAATAGGTTACGCTGGTAAATTATATATAATACCTAAAATTGCCAACACTCCTTCACAAAGTGTAAGCGCTCCTATAATGTTATCAGAGAAGAGACATTTTATACCGGGAGGATCTAGAACTCTTGTTACCTCATACACTCCAAATGGTAAAGCTAAATATGATGACAATGGTAAGCGTATACCTTTGACTAGCGCTGAATTGGTGTTTAGATTAATAACTGGAACATTATCTATTAGTAATCAGCCTGTATATCAAGATATATTAAACATATTATGTAATCACGGTCCATCTACTATTGCCTTAGGAGATTCTCGTGTAGATAAATTATCATTTTATGTTAGAAAAACTTTACATACATTTTAGAATGAAAAAGATGAGACTTTTTTAATGTATGGAAGTAGAACTTCCGAAGGTTCTTATGTTACCAAATATCTTAAAGTAAAAGACGCAAAAGGGCAATCTGTATTTTCGGAAGCAGAGGCATGGCAAACTATTAGAGATATCTCTAATAATATACACTGGAATACTGATAAGAATATGATGCAAGAACCTATACCAAATAGTATAGTACAGGAAGCCATCAATTATATGAATACATATAAAACAGATTATTACAAAGTGTTAAATTGCGATGATCTGGTATTCACTATGAATGATTTAGGACTTACCAAAAATGAAAATGGAGAGGTAGTAAAATCTCATAATGAAGCTCCTATTTTAATGTCTTGGATGATTAATCATCAGATATTAAAAACCAGTGTAGGAGAAAGAGCTTTCAGAGATCCATTTATCTATGCGGATGGAGCACAAGAGGTAGGAGACCCTACTCCAGTTACTCCTACTATAACTGGGCCTACTACTACAGAAACTCCTAGAAAGGACAACATATCTACTGAAAGTACACAAGATACTGAAGTAAAACAAGAAGCAGCGGCTCCGGCTAGTAAGCCATCTTTTAAAGACAGACTTTTATCTAAAGATGAAGTATTGTCTATGGGTCTTACTCCTAAACCAAGATGGGAGTATATACTTAAAGAAGACGGTACCACTGTGATGTTACCAAGTCATAATCCAATTGTAACTAAACTGAAAAAGAGTTCAGGTCTTTATTCTACTACAAAAGGTAGAGGTAAATTTGACGAACAAAAGGCTAGAAAATGGTTAAAAGATAAACTGGGTTTAGATATTGATAATGTACTAGTTACTGGAGCTGTAATGAAAATGGCAGATGCTCCAGAAGTATATGGTTTAATGAAAGTATCTTTTAACAGGATATTTAAGGAATTTAATCCTCAAATAGTGTTGTCTGAACAAGCTGGACAAGGTATAGAATATCATGAGGCATTTCACTATGTTAGTCAGCTGATTCTTGATGAAGAACAAAGAAATCAAGTATATTCCGATTATATAAAATCTCATCCTGAGTATAAGGGATATACTAAAGATTAGATGGAAGAAGTATTAGCAGAGGAATTTAGAACTTATATGATAAATGAATCTAACACTTCTCCTATATATAGAATGAAAAAATTCTTTAAAGCTTTGTGGAATCTTGTCACATCTTTCCGTAACAGACCACTCAATGCACAATAGACATTATTCCAAGCTATAAGATCTGGTAGATTTAAAAATAGCAAATCGTTTGTTGGATAGGAAATACTATAGGAATTCGCTGAAAGACATCCAGAAGGTATGTATTATTATGCTCCTGGTATATCAGACGTTCAACAAAAATCTACTCCACACATAACTAATGCATCTACTATGTACAATATCATAGAATCATTGAGTAGTACAGCTCTTGCTACTCTGAATATTCGTACTATGGATGATATACGTAATTTGAGGTTAGACGATGTATTTAATATAATATAGTATAACTATGATTACGGAGTATATGATGAAAATCCTACTAACAAACAGATAGTAGAGGACGTATTAAAGAACAAAGAAATATTTGCTAAACAAATTAGAGCTTTTTTACAAGAACTAGGTATTAAGAGTATTGAGAAAGAAGAGACAGAAGTCGCTGAATAGATGTCTAAAGATACTGGAGATACTTACGATAACATATGGGATAGAAATTCATACGAAATAAGTAAAAAAGCTAATGTTGCTTTTAATGCAAAATTGTTTTTCTATTCTATACCAAAAAGTAAATTTATACTCACTGAAGATGGGATTAAAGTAACAGATACTATAAAAGACCCTATTTTTGATATGGATGTAGTTCAGCCTTTTGATATTACTTGGAATAAAATATTAGAAAATCTATGGGCTTCTAATGATTGGAATGATCTATTGTCTAAAGTAAGAAGATTGGCTAAATCTGATCCTTTTTTTGCTACTCTTAGAGATTATATAGATAATCCCGAATATCCTTTACCTGAAAATACTGTGACTCAATTATTAACTACTATACAAAGTGCTAAGAATAGTATGGATACCATTAGCATTAAACCTACTGAAAATGCTGCATTAGGTAAAAGGACTTGGGAAGTATGGGATAGTGATAGTTTAAGAAAGATAGCATTATTACCATCGCAGTGGTCATAGAACTTTATGCTCTCTACGATGATTACTACCGATAGTAAAAATAGATCTATTATAAATCCGAAAGCTCTTGCAAAGATAACAAAGACAGTTAATAAAATAGATTCTAATCTTGATATAATATTAAAAAAGAGACATAAATCAGAAAATATAAAACTGTTTGAAGAAGTAAAGAGCGATTTTCTAGATTTAGTAAATGATTTAGGAATTGATTTTGATAACGATGCTCTTACTTATTTACTTGGAAGTATAAGTACTAAAGAATCTACTGGAATAGATGGAGTAGATGCATTCAATATAATATTTAGGACTAAAAATACTAATTCTAATAATGGAGCTGCTATTAATTCTATTTTACACTCTGTGTATGCTAATATTAGAGTAATGGCATCTAATAAGTCTTTGGTTGCTAAATTCAAAGGAGCTACAGTTAGCGCTGATAGAATATTCAATTACTTTGATTCAAACAGTGTTATAAATCTTATGGCTGTTGCTTATGGACAAACTCATCCCACTCCAGAGGAATTTAGTGTAACTGGAGCAGATGGCAGTTTAGTTTATCCTATTACTCAAAACAACTATATGTCGGACTAGATTAGATGGCTAAATACCAATAAATATGGTAAATTGTAGAATTTGAGCGCAACTCCTTATTGTAAAAATAGCCTTATTGTAAAAGCATTATTGGGAAAAAATAAACCCAAATTAAAGCTTCATACTCTATTGGCAATAGAAGACGAGCTCACCGATACTAGCAGAGATTACTTTGGTATAACTCCTTTAGAAGATTATATTACCAAATTAACACTCTCTGAATAGAGTAGATTAGTACTTCCTACCATGTCAGATAAAAAAACATGGTATAGTATTGAAGGTATAGAACTCCCCAAAAGTTATTTACACTCCATTTACTCTAATCCTAGTAGAGAAGGAGAAATAATAGAAACTCCGATAGCTAGAAGATTCGATGAAAACGTATTAAAGATATTTTACAATTATTTTGTCGATGAATTTAACGCTATCACAGAATATTATAATACTAAATCTGATGTAGAGCAGGGAAAATCTAGATATTATTCTAATTACCATGGAAAGATAGGTAAAGATGGTAAAATGAAACCAGGGGGTAACGGAGGTAAATTTAGATATTTCAATCAAGTTATTATGCCTAACGGTGAAATACGTTCATTGAATGCTTTGTTACAAGCCGCAGAAGAAAGTAATAATCCTTCGCTAATTAAAGAGACTCTAGATAATATAAGAAAATTATTTATTGATGATCCTCTTACAATGCATAATATTCTTAATACTATGTTATTAAAGAGAGCAGATTAGGAAATAGAAGAAGCCATTAAATTGGGTGTAATATCTAGAAATGAACAAGGTTATCTGACATCTGGAAATTTACCTACAAACATCTATAAAGAATATAAAAGTCATTTTAATTCGTCATCCGATGAATAGAATTCAGATGATGCTATATATAGTATTATCGCTAACTTTACTGTTAATTATGCGATATCTATCGAAGAAGTAGAAAAATGTTTCGTAGGAGATCCTGCTTTCTATAAATGGAAATCTAGTAAAGAGGTAGGTATATTTCAGAGAGATGTAGATAAAATTAAACGTCTTTCATCTGTATTATCTACAGGAACAAATCTTAGAACTTATTGGGGAGAAGGAGATCCGAGAAATGATACTAAATTCGTAAGTGCGGTAATGCAAGATAATCAAATAGGTTCTGATTATTATGATTCTTTAAAACAAATATTCAAGGCTTCTTTCATAAGAACTATGTTATAGAAGGAACATCCGGAAATGACGGATAAACAATTATTTGATGCAACCAAGAATGAAAACAAAATACAAGAGTCTTATAATAGTTTATCTGAAGATTCTAGAAAATTCGTAGATAAGCAATCTGAAAAAGCCGCAAATCCTTACGCTTATGATGATGAAAATAATAGTGGTAACATAAATCAAGCAGATGCCGCTGTCTATATCAGACCTGCTATGTATAAGCGTGTAATGTAGTCTTTAGGAGAATGGTCTCCAGAAATAGAAGAAGCATATAACATATTAGAATCTTCTGACGATGTTCTTAGTAATCCAGAATTATACGCTAAAGCCTTAAGAGCTTCCATAAAACCTCTTAAAATGATGTATTTTGGAGATAATTATGATTCTGTATCTAAATTAAATGTTCCGACATTTGATAAAATGGCTTTATTCCCTATGTTCAAGATATTATCTAAAGCAGATAATAAGTACATATACGATAGAATGAACAATACAGAATTAGGCGTAATTGATATGTTATTGTTTGAATCAGCTGTAAAAGTTGGAGCTCCTCAAGATAAGTTCAAAGCGTACAATGACAATAGAAACAATAGTTTTAATAAAGAAGGACTAAACAAACCTTCTACTATGATAGTTTCAAACGGAAACGTTGTAGAAAGACTTAATGATGGTTTAACTACACGAATCCAAGATATAAAACAATTGAGATTACAGCTTAATACGGATCCACACGAACACACGGATAGATCTTTTGGTACACAAGCTATAAAGATAGGTATGGGTAATGTAGTGGATGATAGATACTACGGTCATAATAAAGGAAAGCATATATCTGGAGCTCAAATAAAGAAAGATATATTCGGTTCTATTAAAGCTTTATCTACTCTAGGTTATATTTCTTTAAAAGGTGGTACCATTAATGGCAAAAAGAAAAAAGGTAGATTCTTTAAATTAGACGGTACTATTGATAAAGTAGCTTTATCTAGATATTTAGTAGAAGAAGCTACTGGTAATGCAATGTCACAAGAGATAATAGAAGCATTAAAACTTGATAGCAAAGGTAATTTTAAAGCTCCTATATCCTCTCTTAGTGTTCGTAATTGGATTGAAAGTAAAATAATTTCTCTGATAAATAAAGAAGTAATAGATGTAAATACTCCTGGTGGATCTGCTATCCAAATGGCTTCGTTTGGTTTTAAAGCCAACGACGTTATAACAGATGCAAACGAAGATACTAGACCGTTTAATGACGGAAAGAAACTTAGTTTCGACCCTAAAAAGGGTAGTATGGAAGTTATGTTAAGTACAAATTTCTTTAGAGATGTAGTACCTATAGATGTACAATCACAAGGTTATGTTGCTATAAGAAAATGGTTAATAGACAACAATATCATAGGAAGTCAAAGTGAACCGTATGGAATTGGTTATCGTATTCCTACGCAGGGTCTATCATCTACTTTTTCATTTATAGTAGCAGATGTTTTACCAGCTCAGACTGGAGATACTATTGTAGTTCCAGATGAATTTACTGCTATGACTGGTTCCGACTTTGATATTGATAAATTGTATATAGCTACCTATTCATATGACCCAAATACTCATTAGAGATATGCTTGGAAAGAAGATGCTAAAAATTATACAGATCAGTCTAAAGGAGCCCTTATAAACAAATTACTTGATAGTTATACTCTTGTAATATCTGATGAAAAAACTTTATCAGAAACAAGAGCTTCCATTGATACTCTTACTGGTATTCTTACTAAAGAAATACTTCCTAAAGTAAGCGTAGACGAATTGAAAGAGGCTGATTATATGTACGAACTTATGCCATCGTTCCAAGAATATAGAAAAATGGAATACACATGGGGTAAAGCTGGTATAGCTCCTTTTGCTCTTAATTCTACTAATCATTGTTTAACCCAAGCTACTCATTTACGTATGAAATTTTCTCATAACAATATATACGGCTTGGGGCAATTTGATGAAATTAATGGTTAGGATGGATTTAAGATATTAGACTGGTTGTCTGCTATGATCAATGCGCATGTCGACGTAGCTAAAGATCCTTACATTATTAAACTTAATGTAAATTAGGTTACTTATAACATGACTAGTTTATTGTTACGTGGAGGAAAAGGAGAAAATACATTCTTCTTCTTAGCTCAACCAATATTGAAAGAATTTGCTAATATTAAAATAGCTAACAACGGCGCTATTGGTTCTAAACAATAGTATGACAATGCTATAATAAGCAAATTAATCAAAAAATATAAAGATATGTTAAAACGTTATCCTATATCTCAATCCTATAAAGAATCAATATTAGATATTACGGATGAATATAGAAAATTAGCGTTTGACAAAGATAAGTTGTCTCGTACATTAGATGCTTTTAGAAAAAATCAAGTCACTCCAGAAGACATAAAAATGTAGTTAATAGTACTTACCGCATATAATGAATTAAGTGGGGACGCACAGACTATGGCAGACTTAGTTCAACGTTCTTAGATAGATACAAAGAAATACGGTAATAATATTACTCAATTATAGAACTTTTATAATTCTTATCAAACATTTATTAAAGATCATCAATAGGATTTTTATACTCCTGATACAGAAGGAAAAGAAGATCTTAACGGATTAGAAGATTACTTTAATAAAACCTTCTTGAATAAGAAATTGGTATATGCTATGGATTTAGCTAATAATATACTGAAAACGCAAGTGTTTGGTGCTACTAATGGCTATAAAACTATCTTCACAGAAGTGATGCATAATTTAAGGGGTGGAGATTATACACAATATGTGAATAATTCTCTTACACTGTAGTTATACAAACCTACTAGCAATAAAGAGTTAGTAAAGAAAGTAAACGATAAAGTAGAAAGTATAATCCGTGCAAAGGTAGTTATGTCTGGAACTAATCTTAGATTAGACGATGACCAAATAAATGATATGATGTTTGGTAAGAATAATATAGCAGGTAGACTGAATGCTGTTAAAAATTATATTAGACAGAATAAACAAGATCCTAATCTAGTTACATTAACAGATGAGTAGGGTAATATCACAAATGATTTACTGAATTATCTACAAGGTGTTACGATATCTGCTAAGAATAAAGCTAATAAGATAGTAACCGCTACTTCTTCTTTGAATAATTCGAGATATTATGAAGATCGTTTGAGATCTGCATTCTATGATTTACTTACTAATGACGATCCAATAATAAGACAGTTAGCAGAAGATTTGGTTAAGTATTCATTTATAACTAGTTATGATAATAGAACTCCTAACTCATTCTTTAACATAGTTCCTATGGAATATAAACAACAAATTGGTTATTTAGATTCTATAAAAGAAGCTATGAACAAACTGATAAGGAATGATATAGATTTAATTAGTGATGCATCTACTATGGAAGAACTTACAGATTCTATCTACCTCAACATGGTTAGAAATTATTGGATAGATAACGATATAGTTCCTTTATATATACCTGAGGTAGAAGTAAGATATGGAGAAGAATCTAAATCAAATACAGTGTATTTAGCTAATTCTAAAGATGTCAATTACAATTCTATAAATACCGTATTCGTAGCTGTTGGAAGTTCAGAAATTAATAAAAATAACAAGTTTGTCAAAATCGGTGGTTCTAAATCAACTAACAGCGTTTTATATTAGAGATCTGGAGTAATCGTAAATGAGGATGGTAAAACTATTGGAATTGTTTATGTTGCTATACCAAAGTTAGGTTTTAACAATGGCGCAAGTTCTATATATGAGTTGTATAAGAATGGTGCTGAACAATCAGCTTTTTCTAGCAACAAGTTTACAGACAATATGATCAAACAAACCGTTGAAGAATTGGATAATATTGTTAAGAAATACACCAAAACTATTAACAATTCTCAATTCATTAAAGATGAAACATACTCTAACATAAACCAAGTTAAAGAATATCATAATTTGGAACAAGAGTTACAAAATGAATTAATAGAATCTTTTGGTGATAGTGGTATACAATCTGATCCTGAAAGCATAGATAGTGATCCTTCTTTAAATTTCGTAGATACTACTGATAATTCTATTATGATAGAAGATTTTAATGAAATAGATCAGATGCTAGGAGGAATAGAAGAGGCTAATGACTCTTTTGGAGAAGATTATGCTATGCCTGATGAATCGTATTTTGATTCTACGGAATTAGTAGACGATATTGTTGGTTCACTCTAGGATTCAGAACTTGGAATTACAGAGGTTAATGAATATCTGAATAATCTGAAAGAAGAAGGTAAAAAACGTAAAAAACATTGTAAGAAATCATGACGTGTTTAAGAACAGAACTGCCTGAAATAAAGGCGTAGTTAAAAGAATATACAGACATATTAGGTAGCTATGATGCTGCCTATTATGTCTTATCAGAGAATAATGGTTATGGTTTAGAATTAGACGATTAGGGTCAAGACTCTAAACTATATTAGGATCTTTTAAGTCATTTCAACAATGATTCTAAGATGGCTATCAGAGAAAAATCTAAGATATTTTTAAGTAATTTTAGAAATGTTTATAAAGATTTAACTGCAGAACCTACAATACAACAGGTACTGGAATACCAAACTCAAGATTCTTTAAGTGAAGAAGCCAAATCCTTCTTTGATACAGATAAAGATTTAAGAGAACGCATAGATCAAGCTTACAATGACTTAGAAACAGGTTTAAAACAAACAGAAAGCAATTATGATTCTAAAGATAAGGCAGAATTAGACGCTATTTTAAAAGATATAAATACTAAAATATTGAAAGGTTTGCAAGCTAGACTACGAGTGAATACTAATCCTGATCCTGAACTTAGAACTAAAATAAAGAAAGAATCAGAATGGTTAATTGCAAATATTAGCGAAGGTCTTAAATCAGATTTAGATAATATTAATGAATTTTTAGCTAATTTAAGATTTGAATTGCGACCAACTTTTGAATATCTCGTTAATGTCCGTAGGAAAGGACTGGACATAGATGATACTAAATTAAATGATTTAGACTAGAATTTCTTTGGTTTCTATAATGATATAGTAGATGAGATAGTAAGTTAGCTAATATACAAAGAGAATTATAGAGAAATCATAGGAAAAGATAGTAGTGGAGAATATATATTAGACAGAATGCTTAAGAGAGCTAAAGACTACTAGGCTATGCTTACTGATGGTTATTCTATAGTAAAAGGTAAAATAGCAGACAATGCTAGAGAGAACTTAAAGTAGGTAGGGTTAGAAGTAAAAGCCTCTACTATATATGATTACTCTAAATCAAATCCATCTCCATCTCAAAGAGATATAGCTTGGCTTACTTATATGATTGGTGCTGGTGATAAAATTAATAACGATGCTATTAAAACCATATTTTATCTCATAAATAAGGCTGAAAACGAGACTAACAAAAATACATATGCTGTTATTTCCAGATTAGAAGATCTATTAAGTAAAGCTGGAAAATATAATCAGAGAAAACTATTTGAAGTAGATGATGATGGTAACACTACCGGTTATATAGTTAGAGCTAGAAATTATGGTAAATTCGAAAAGAATTATGCCGAAGCCATGAAAAAAATAGCTTCTGAATTAGGAATAGATCTTACAGATATAAAAGCTCCTGAAAACAGATAGTTACGTATAGAGTACAATAAGAGAAGAAATGAATGGTTATCTAAACATACCGATAGAAGATATACTAAAGAATATTACGATATGTTTAACCATCTAAGTGAAAGTACTGTATCCGCTAGAGAGGAAATTCAATTAAAAATACGTCAATTAGTAGATAAAACCAGAGACTCTGTTGGTATAGCTCACTTAGATAGATTGAGTGATAAAGAATATAATACTTATAGAGCTTATATTCTTGAAAAGAAACAGTTAGCTAGTATCTATGATACTACAGGTATTAAAAAGCAAGGAGAGAAGCTTAAAATAGCTGAAGAATTACAGGAACTGAATAAAAAGTTGTCCGAAGGTCTTACTATGACTAAGAATAGTAAAGCATACGAAGAAGAAAAAGCTAGAGTTATGGCTGACTCAAATCTAACAAAAGAACAAAAGTAGAAATGGCTAGAACGAAATTCCCAAGTACGCTATAAAGATGAATTTTATCAGAAACTAGAAAAGCTGGAAAAAAAATATTACGGTCCTGTATACGCTGAACTCCAACAAAGACGTAGATCTATACTAAATCAACATAGAGATGACATGACAGGCAACATAGATATAGATCATATGTCTGCTAATGCCAAAGCCGCAATATAGCGTTTGTCTAGATAGATGTCTATTATTAGAAAGAATAAAAAAGTAGAAATATAGGAAGGAGACGCTAAATTTGAAGATATAGCAGAAACAATTCCTACGGAATAGTGGTATAGGGATCTTAAAAAGTATTATTATAATGTGGTTTTAGAAGATCCAGAATCCGCTGAAATGTGGTTAAGAGCAAACGCATATGACATTAAAAATCCTAAAGCTTGGTATACTAAAGTAGTTCCTAAGGATAAAAGTTTGATAGAGTACGCTCCTAATAGCAACTGGTTAGAAGTGTCTAAAGAATCTAAATTTTATAATAAATCATATTACGAGGCACAGGAGAAGTATTCTGATTTGGCAAATGAATATTGGATACCTAAATCACAAGTAGTGGAGAATGGCAAAGTTGTTGAGTCTTATGATAATAGTAAAAATTATAAAGAAATAATGGATAATACGGCTCTTAAAAACTTAAGACAGGCTTTATTAGACATTATAAAAGAATCTAACGACAAGTTAACTAATTTGCATAAAACTTATCCGTATAGAATTCCATAGAAATCCGGCGGTTTACTTAAGTATATACATGCTGGTTGGAAAAGAAATTATATAGCAGGAGCGTTTAAAGGATTCATAGATTATTGGAAAGATTTGATTTCATGCCGTAATGACGATGTAGGTTTCAATAGGGCTCTTACTAAACCAAATGGAGAGAGATTAAATGTAATACCACAATACTATTTAAAACGATTAGATAATCCAGAATATTTAACTGCCGACTTAGTAGGTGCTGTAATATAGTTCTATAAATCTTGCGAAAGCTGGAAAAATAAAACTCAAATTCAACCTAGAATAGAGATATTGAAAAGATATGTTCAGGGCATAAAATATACCAAGAGATCGGGAGAAGAAAAAGTAGGCGACACTAATGCATATAAGTTTGTTAAACATTTTATAGACATGAACTTATATGATATTAAAACTCAAGACGTTAGTGTAAGATATGGAGATAATCCCAGTGGTAAAATGTTTGGTTTAATACCTTATAAAGGAAATGTTTTTGGTCTTACTTATGATATAAGTAAACCTAGAGAGATAAACATATCAAAAATGTTATCTATACTAAAAACGTTAGGTACTCTTAGAAACTTAGGTTTAAACTTAGCATGCGCCTTGACAG